CTGGCAATCCTGTCTACAAATCGATTAATGACGTTTCTTTCTTAAAGCGCAAATTCCGTGTTTGTGGTTGTTATGTTTTTCCACTCTTGAACATGGATTCCATACACAGTATGTTGAATTATGTTCGCAAACAACCAAATTTAACCCATAACCAAGCAATTGAAGTTAATGTTCAAACTGCATGCCGTTATGTTTTCTTTTATGGCGGTACAGAATATGGGCACTTTGTTAAGCAAATTCAATCTATCATGCACGCTTATATGTTTAATATGTGTTTACCTTCTTATAATCAGTTATCTCATACTTATTTTGATGTTTCTTCGTCTTCCATGTATTCAACTCTTCTTCCTATTTGGCAAGATCAACAATAGATCTTCCCGTCAGCGGTGACGTTAAATACCCTTTAACACTCATGATGTCTTCTTCCAATATAATTCAAACGTCTACGGACACCCCATTGCGGGAAGCCCCTGTAAAAAGTGGCTCAACAAACGATAATGTTATACCCTCTACAGCCGAAGTGGCCTCTGGCCCTCCTCAACCGCGCCCTTTCCAACGGGCTACTGTTGACAAAACAACCCCTAAATTGACGTCTACAGACGAAAAGGGCATTGTTTTTGATGAACAAACACCTATTTCTTCCCTTACTAATTTATATATTTCAAAAAAAGGCGGTTCTGTTTGTGAACCTGATTGGCACTGCAATGATATGTTTCGCACTCCTGTGCGCGTTGCTTCTGGTACTTGGGCTACAACTTCTACCGCCGGTTCACTTTTGTACCGTTTTGATTTTCCCGACCTTATTTTTAAAATAGATAGATTTACTAAAATGCTTAAACGTTTTACTTTTTTCCGTGGTACTTTTAGACTACGTGTCGAACTTAATGGTACCGATATGCACGCTGGCCAGTTGATGCTAGCTGTTCGTCCCAATACTTTATTGCCTCGAGATCCTAGTAATTCTGGCACGCCATCTTTAAATAATCTTATGCAGAATAACCACATTACTTTACTTGCCCGTGCGAACACAGTGGCGGAAATTGAAGTACCTTGGTATTCTGTATATGATTATATGTCAACTGAAAATTCCATTCCTGCCCCATACGATGCATGTACGAACGAGACTTACGCCACCGCTTGGCTTGTTGTTCGTAATGTGCTCAATCCTGGTACTAGCGCTTCCACTTCCCTGGGATGGACAGCTTATGTCAATGCTTGTGACATTCATATGTCTATTCCTAAACCTTCTTTGGGTTTTGCTCAAGGCCTTATTGATGTTACCAACATAAATCAAACGCTCAATAATGTTACGGATTCTACTTTACCTATTAACATGGAAGGTGATGATTTCGACGTTACTGCTCTTGATCTCCCTACTGATCCCATGAATCCTACTACAGTTACTCACCGCAATTTTTCTTCACTTTCTTCGTGTAAGGGCGTCGTTCCCACTGAACGTATGTCCATGTATCCTGAGACAATGACTATTTGTCGCTATTCATCTTTTGAGACCAACGTTGACGAGATGCTTCTTTCTAATCTCATCACCATTCCATCCATGCTTACACCTTTTACCATTTCCACAACTTCCACATTTGGCACCATTTTATACAAGTTGCCTATTTCTCCTACTGTCGGTTACAGATATCAAGCACCGGGAGTTGTTACTACAAACAATTCCACTACTCTTAGCTACTTCGCCAATTTGTTTTCTTATTGGCGTGGCGATATTGTTTTTTGCATTGAGGTAGTTGGCTCGCAACATCATACTGCCAAGCTTTTTGCCGGATATGCTTATAACGTCAACGATGTTCCAAATTTCGCTGTTGGGAACATTGATCCTACCACCTACTATGGTAAAGTCATTGAAGTCAACAAGACTAATCAATGCTACGAAATACGCATTCCTTATCAACATTATACTCCGTGGTGCCCTGTTACCAACGATTCTTGCCATGGTTCCGGCATTTTTGCTCGTACAACCGGTGCTGGATACGTTTATCCTTATAAATCTGGAGCCATTGGTATTTTTTTTGTTACAGTCCTTAATCCTCTTGTCACTTCCGCTGGCATTGCCACTACCATTGACGTCAATGTTACCGTTCGTGCTGGTGACAATTTCGAGTTTCATACGCCTCGTTTTTCTTCCGACGTCCCTGTTCCTCAATCTGGTGTTGGCTCTGCTGCCACTTGTAGTGAGCCCCCCTCCATTCTTCCAGAGCGTATTCGCACTCTTCGTGATTGTCTTAAGCGAACTTATTTTGCTGCGCATGTTCCCATTTACCAGGCTTTAACTTTGACCAACACTAACGGTTGGAAGGCTAACTCCACCACTGGTCTTGTTCCTTACGGTTATTCTTTTGTCAGTATTGACAAAATGCTCCTTTCGCTTCCAGTATTTAATCGTATTGGTTCTTGCTTTGCAGCATATTGTGGTGATGTGCGTATGAAGCTATATGTTAATTTTGTCAATTCCACCGGTTCTGCACCACCTGTTTATTTCATCCATGTTCCTCCCACTGCTGTTCTCAATGTTGCTACTTTTGCTTGTTCGGCAGCATCGCAAACTGTGCCTCTCGATTGCTTTGATCCAACTTTTTTAATTGCACAAATGGCCACTATTGCTGAATCTTTCGCTATTACTACACGCTCGCCCAAAATCAATTCCAATTTCACTTATAGTCCGTATCAGACTGTTCCTGACCGTGTGATCAATCACGATACTGTTGCTCCTTCCGATTTTGACGTTTCATGGAATAAATCTAGTTATGGGCACACACGTGCTGGTCCTGGCTTGGCTAGCGCTATGGC